GATAGAAACACACTTCAGTTAATTAGTGATATAACAGAGTTTAATGATCTTCATGAGTACATGCAGGATGAGCATTTAGACAAGGCTTTATCAATTGTTGTAAAGCTTTTGATGAACCCAGATGTTCCATCTGCTAAAGCCCCCATGCTTATTATGGAGCTTCAAGCAATGTCTACTAAGTTTGCCGTAATGTCTTCTGTGTATTCAACTATTGCTAAAGATAAAGCGGGAACTGTAAATAATAATAAAAAGAACGTTTACTATTCAGTAAAGGAGTCCATAGACAAACTTGTAGATGCACTTAAGTATGTCGTTAGGTATAATTCATGAATTGGTTACAGGCTTTAATTATATTTGGTCCCGTTGTTTTTTTATTAGCGGCTTTTTGGAAGGATATTAAATAATGGGTAGAGACATAGTAAAAAATCTTAAGTTTAAAAAACATACAGGTAAATTTTTTGACCCTGAACTTTTTGCTCAGCTATTAGATGATGCATATAAAAATACAAAACGTGCAGATGGGTCTATGACAAAGAAATCATTTAGCCCTAGCTCACTAGGTTACGGTCATGGAAAGTGCCCTAGGTATTGGTATATGGCATTTTCGGGAGCAGTTTTTATTGATGACAACGATGCGGTTGCAGTTGCTAATATGGCACAGGGAACACAGGCTCACGAAAGACTACAGAAGCTTATTGCTACTATGCCAGAGTGGAGAGCGGAAGAAGAAGAGATTATTAATGAGTACCCTCCAATTCGTGGCTTCATAGACTTAATAATGGAGTATGACGGTGAGACTGTTATTGGAGAAATTAAAACGGCAAAGCAAGAAGTATGGGACACAAGACAGTCAGAGATGAAATCTTCAGCAAATCACATGCTTCAGCTACTTACATACATGAAGTTAAAGAATGCCAAAGAGGGTTTCTTTTTGTATGAAAACAAGAACACGCAAGAGATACTTATTATTCCAATCTCAATGAATGATAAGAATAAGAAAATTATTGAGGATGCATTCCTATGGATGCAAGAAGTATATGATAATTTTAAAAATGGAGATCTTCCAATGCGTCCAGCAGGTGCAACTAAATCAAAGATGCCCTGCACATACTGCCCAGTCAAGAAAGAATGCTATGATAAAACTGGCCCAATTGGAACTGTTCAAATAGAGTTATATGAGGCACCAGTTCTGTGATCTGTTCAAATAAAGAGTGTTTAAAAGAATTTGATGCCAAGACTCATAATCAAAAATACTGTACCGATGAATGTTGCAGAATTGCAACAAACAAAAGAATAATGGAAAAGTACTATGAAAAAAAGGCTATTAAAAATGGTGCTACCAGATTATGTAAATCTTGTAAATCTATGCTAAGTAGATACAATGATTCTAATATTTGTTCTAAATGTGTCAATGGCAAAAAAGATAAGACAAAAAATAGAATCAAAGAGATAATTGATGAAATTAGCTAGCTTAGTTAAAACTAAAGCATATCGTGTTTTAGGTATCGACGCTTCAACAAATTCAATTGCATTCTGTTTAATGGAAAACAATATACCATTAAAGTGGGGTAAAATTGATCTTGAGGGAATGAATATCTACGAAAAGATATACGATGCTAAGAAGAAGATGTCGACAATGCTTGATGAATTAAAGTCGGACTATATTGTTGTAGAAGGTGCCATACTTGTCAGATCACCCGATGCTGTGATAAAATTATCATATGTCTACGGGGTTGTTATTGCTGAGCTTATGTCTACTGGCGCTTCAGTCATTACTATATCCCCTAGTGCTTGGCAAGCTTATATTGGAAACAAAAATCCTACCAAAGAAGAAAAAGCAGCGATTAGATTTAAAAATCCAGGATACGCAGACTCTTGGTACAAAAACCAATTAAGGAATATGCGTAAACAAAGAACGGTAGACTACTTTAATAAAAAGTATAATCTAAGCATAACAGATTTTGATGTTGCAGATGCATTTGGCATTGCACACTATTCAAACGAGGAGCTAACAAAAAGATGAGCCCAGACTGGAACGAAAAAAGCAATCAAGAAGAATTTGTAATAGATCTTTTAGGTGGCAAAAAAAATGGACATTATGTTGAGCAAGGTGCATTTCATTCTAAGAATGGAAGCAATACGTACAGACTAGAAAATGAATTTGATTGGAAAGGCGTTTCCTTTGAGATTGTACCAGAGTTTCATGAGGAAGTTGTAGCAAATAGAAAAAACCCTTGTGTACTTGGTGATGCAACTAAATTTGATTATATTAAATATTTTGAAGAAAATAATTTTCCAGAGCAAATCGATTACTTGCAGGTAGATATTGATGGAGGATACACGGAAAAAGGATATCCTATTGGAAACCCATACCTTTCATTACATGGTCTAATTGCACTACCATTAAATAAATATAGATTTACTGTTATTACTTTTGAGCATGATGCAAATCTTGTTTTGAATAATGTAGCAATGCGTGATACACAAAGACAAATTTTAGATTCTCTTGGCTACGCCCTAGTTGTAAGAGATTATCATGAAGACTGGTGGGTTGATAGAAATGTAGTTAGCTACACAGACTACAAGCATCATTTTAGTTGGAATGCAATGTGAAGCTATACCAGAGCAGAGATTGGCTACACCGAAGGTACGTAGTACAAAAGAAAACGGTTACAGAAATAGGTAAAGAGTGCGGAGTCTCTGCTATGACTATACAGAGATATTTACAGGTATTTGGATTGTTGAGAAAAAAATGACAGGTTATCCTAATAAAAATGGCGGCTACCAAGCATGGACAGCTGATCTACAGTTAATAGCAACAGATGCTCCATCTGGCAATAGAATCATGAGCGAATGTTTAGAAATTGCAGAGATGCTTATTAAAAAGAATATATCATATGGAGACTCAGCGCTTAGCCCAATGAGGCTATTTGCACAGTCAGACTCAGTTGAGCAGCTAAAGGTTAGAATTGATGATAAGCTAAATAGAATCAAAAATTCTCAGGGGTTTGCTGGAGATAATGATATTGATGACCTTATAGGTTACTTAATCCTATTAAGGATAGCCATGTCTAAGGTTGCAATTTCAGTCAACTAGAAGTATAATAAACTATATGACTAATGAAATAGAACCAGCAGTTCATTTTGACCGCATGAATAAAGTGGTTGAAGAGTTGCTCAAAGGTAATTCCGCCACACAAATAGCAACTATTACGGGGTTTTCACGTAAAGATGTTCTAGAGTTTATTGATGAGTGGAAGGGTGTTGTGCACAATGATAGCAACATCCGTGATCGTGCCAGAGAAGCAATCTCTGGTGCTGATCAACACTACGCAATGCTTATTAAAGAAGCATGGAAGACTGTGGAAGACGCGGATACTCAAGGACAATTAAATGTAAAGGCGGGAGCATTAAAGCTCATAGCAGACATAGAGACCAAAAGAATAGCAATGCTTCAATCTGTTGGTGTTTTAGAAAATACACAGATAGCATCTCAAATTGCAGAGACAGAGCGTAAGCAAGAAGTTTTAGTTGGAATTTTAAAAGAAGTAACAGCAACTTGTCCTAAGTGCAAGATAGAAGTTGCAAAAAGGCTATCTCAAATTACTGGTATAGTCGAGTCAGTAATAATTGAGGAAGCTGATGTCGTTTGATTTCTCAGATTTAATTGACATACTAGATGGCGAAGAGTTTGAAGAAAAGCCAGTAGACCTACGCACATTTGTAAATCATCCAAACTTTTTAGGATTGCCTCCACTTTCTGAATACCAGTATACATTAATTGAAAAAAGCTCACAAATATATAAAGAGTCTACACTTAAAAAATTATTTGGAGATGAAGAAGGATCAATTAGATTTAAGCAAACTGCTAATGAAGTTGTAGCACAATTAGGAAAAGGTTCTGGAAAAGACTACTGCTCTACAATTGCAGTTGCATATATAGTATATTTACTATTATGCCTAAAAGATCCAGCGACTTATTATGGCAAACCTCCTGGAGACTCAATTGATATTATTAATATTGCGATTAACTCACAGCAGGCAAGCAATGTATTTTTTAAAGGCTTTAGAAGCCGCATAGACAAGTCCCCATGGTTTGTTGGAAAGTACTATGCAAAAGCATCTGAAATACAGTTTGACAAGGCAATAACAGTTCACTCTGGCCACTCTGAGAGAGAGGCATGGGAAGGATATAACGTTATTGTTGTAATCCTTGACGAAATCTCTGGCTTTGCAATTGAAAATACAACTGGCCACGACCAAGCAAAAACTGGCAGTGCGGTATATGATATGTACAGGGCATCAGTAGATTCTCGTTTCCCAGACTTTGGCAAAGTAATATTGCTATCCTTTCCTAGATTTAAAAATGATTATATTCAGCAAAGATATGATGCAGTGATAGGTGAAAAAGAAACGGTAATTAGAGAACACAAATTTAAGATGTACGAGGAAATACCAGATGGAACAGAGGGAAATGAATTTGAAATACAATGGGAGGAAGACCATATCATATCTTATAAGATACCTAAAGTATATGCTATTAAACGTCCGACTTGGGAGATCAACCCAGTTAGAAAAATTGACGACTTTAAAACAGCATTCTATACAAACCCCACTGATGCTCTATCCAGATTCGCCTGTATGCCACCTGATGCGGTTGATGCATTTTTCAAATCAAGAGAAAAAGTAGAAAAGGCATTTAATGTAGGCTCAATTGCAGTTGATACTTTTGGTAGACTTGAGGAATGGTTTTTGCCAGACCCAGATAAAAAATATTATATACATGTTGACCTTGCTCAAAAACATGACCATTGCGCTGTTACAATGGCACATGTTAACAAGTGGGTAAATGTAAAGGTCACAGACACCTATTCTCAGCCAGCCCCGATTGTTGAGGTTGATGCAGTTAGATACTGGACCCCTACACCAGATAAGTCGGTTGATTTTACTGAAGTTAAGGACTACATATTGTCTCTAAAAACAAGAGGATTTAACATAGCAATATGTACTTTTGATAGATGGAACTCTCACGACATGATGCAACAGCTAAAGCAGTATGGCATAAACACAGAAATTCTTTCTGTTGCTAAAAAGCATTACGACGACATGGCTATGGTTGTTGCTGAAGAAAGATTAATCGGTCCACACATATCATTGCTTATAGATGAGCTATGCCAGCTTAGAATTATGAGAGATAAAGTTGACCACCCTAGAAAAGGTTCCAAGGATCTCGCAGATGCTACATGCGGTGCCATATTTAATGCTATTAGCCGTACCAGATTTGATAACAATCAAGAAATAAATGTTCATACTTATGAATCAATGAGTTATGATAATGATTTTAAAAGAGATGAAGACGCAGAAACAAACTCATACAATATGATAAGGCCACCAAG